ATATGCGGTTGCTGACTATGTAACTGTTGGTTACAAAGGCACCAATCCTTATGATGCTGGTGTGTTCTATTGCCCATACGTACCTCTCCAGATGGTACGTGCAGTTGGCGAGAATGACTTCCAACCACGTATCGGGTTCAAGACTCGTTACGGCATGGCAAGCAATCCTTTCGTAGGAACTGCTGCTCCTGATGGTTTGGCTGCTGTTCGTTCAAACCAATACTACAGAATCTTCCGCGTTGACAATATCCTCGCCTAAGACCTGTAAATAAAAACAATAAAAAGTTTTAAACCCCGCTTCGGCGGGGTTTTTTTTGTGTATAAATACATGCATGGGAGAAAAAATATCAAATTATAGTTCATTGGCACCTACCGGTTTTAGGTTAACAATCTCGCGTGAGTTCTATCCTCACTTGCAATATTTCGTTCAGCAGATACAACATCCTGCGATGGAAGTTCAGGCAGTAGAGATATCCTACAAGAGACTGACAAACATGGGTGTAACTGGTAATGCTGTTGTCAACGGTACCGTTACTATGGATGTCCTTATGGACGAGAACATGGAATCATATAAGGAAATTTATGATTGGATGTTACGCATGTCAAATGAAAAACATATCCCATCTTCTAGCAGATTTAATAGTTCAGGCGAATCTACTCCTACCTCATATTGTGATATTGTTCTATCAATTCTTACATCTGCTAACAACCCTAATAAAGAAATACGATACCGCAATGCATTTCCCGTCTCGTTAGGAGATGTTCAATTCAACACTACTTCTAGTGGCGAATACATCGTATTTCCTGTGACATTTAAATTTGATTACTTCGAATTTTCGTGATATAATATACTGTATTTTACTTGTGAGTTTACATAATGAATTTAGAAAACATCCTTGCCGAGTGGCAAGTTGATTGTAGAATCGATCCATCGTCAATTGACGAGTCATCAAGATGCACCCCAGAGTTACACGCAAAATATCTTGGAATACTATCCAACACTAAACTAAAACTGAAACAAGCAGAATTCAAACAGAAAGATTTGATGAAGTCGAAGTGGTTGTGGTATCAAGGTAAGATGCCGTATGAGGAGGTAATTGAGTTAGGTTGGGAACCGGATCCTTTCAATGGTCTCAAAATACTGAAAGGTGAGATGGAACACTACATCGAAGCAGACCCAGAACTCGTAGCAAGCGAAGCAAGAATCGAGTACCTAAAAACTTGTATAGATACTTTGAAAGAAATTGTTGAGAACCTCAAATGGAGGCACCAGACAATCGGTAATATTATACGATGGAAACAATTTGAAGCAGGGTTCTGATGATATCAATAAATCTTAATGACGCAGAAATATATCACCTTCCTTGGAAGCATGTGGTGATAAAAAATATCCTTCCGGAAAGTACCGCACGATCAATATCAGAATCTAAAATTTTATCTAAGTATGCCGAAACCTCTGGGGTTCCTGAGTATGGTAAAATACAAATTAATACATCAAAATATGACGAATTCGAATTCTCGTCTATACACGAAGCATTCAAATCTCCTGAACTCGTTGAATTTTTAATAAACAAGTTTAACAAAGATGTTGTCAATGCTTACGGTGAAGAAGCAAACCTTCGAAAAAATGAAGTGTATCCTACAAATGATTTATGTTTATTTAATAAATCCACCACTCCTTTTGATGATGTTTGGAAAGCATCGACCAGTATAAAAGACCAAATAATTTTGTCTCATGGAAACGCAAAGGGGTGGCATTTAGATATGTCCAATAAATTAATTTCTGGAATAATATATTTCAGGGAAGTGACTGATAACTTAAAAGAATCCGGTGATCTTTTATTAACATCATCGCCAACAGACGCTATCAAAAAAATACCGTATGAATTTAACACAGGTATTTTCTGGGCAAATTTGCCATGGGCATGGCATAGTGTTACACAAAGAGAAGTCTCCCCTAACAACTTGCGGCGAACAGTTAGTTATCATATAGGCGGAAATAGAAACTATAACGACTATAAACATAATACAGATAAAAATGGTGTGCCTGTTTTTGGATTTCGAAAAGTGAATATATTGTAATGGACACCATTGAACTAAAACTCAAAGATTATAGTATGTTGAAAGTCAACTGTGCTAGTTCTGTTGCACAAGAGTTATCCGATTACTTCTGTTTCGAAGTGCCGGGTGCTAAGTATATGCCAGCAGTCAAGCGGAGAGTTTGGGACGGTAAGATTCGTCTGTTCAATAGTATGAACGGAGAAATAAATGCTGGGTTGTATGATGCAATCAAAACATTTGCGAAGAGAAGAGGATACGTTGTTGAGTATCTTGAAAGCAGTTATGGTTTTCCACACGAGAAAAACAAACTCAACCATTTAAAAACCATGTCTTGGATCTCACAGTTAGGTCTGCCGTTTGCACCTCGTGACTATCAGTACGATGCCTTTACACACGCCTTAGAGCACAAGAGAGGCGTTTTACTGTCTCCGACAGGTTCTGGTAAGTCCATGATAATCTATCTTTTGTTGAGATACTATTTTGATAGTTACGACAAAGATATTCTTGTTATCGTTCCTACTACGGGTCTAGTCCAGCAAATGGTATCTGACTTCGAGTCCTATGGATTTGACACCAACACCAATTGTCATCTGATCTATTCTGGTAAAGAAAAAAATACTGGCAAACGAGTAGTGATTACCACGTGGCAATCTATACACAGACTACCTCCTAAGTGGTTTGAAAACTTCGGAGCAATCTTCGGAGACGAGTGTCATGGTTTCAAGGCAAAATCTTTATCAAGTATAATGAACAAAGCAGTTAATGCTGAGTATCGTTTCGGTACTACTGGAACCTTGGATGGAACTGAAACCAACAAGATGGTGTTAGAGGGGTTGTTTGGTCCTGTGAAACGGGTGACCACCACAGCAGTACTACAAAAAGCAAAACAATTGGCACCTCTCAATATTGACATACTATTGCTGAAGTATAAAGAAGAGTATTGCAAGACTGTTGAAAAGGCAACCTATCAAGAAGAAATAGATTTTCTGGTGAGCTATAAGAAAAGAAATTTGTTTATTAGGAATCTGACGTTATCATTGGAAGGTAATACTCTGGTTCTATTCAACCTTGTGGACAAACACGGTAAGGTTCTGAAAGAATTGATTCAGGATAAAATAGAAGAAGGCAGGAAACTTTTTTATGTTAGCGGGGAAACTAAGACAAGTGATAGGGAAGCAGTACGAGGTATTGTCGAGAAACAAACCAACAGTATTGTTCTTGCTTCTCTCGGGACTTTTTCTACTGGAATTAATATACGGAATATCCATAATATCATCTTCGCATCTCCCAGCAAATCGCAAATCAGGGTGTTACAGTCCATTGGACGGGGACTCAGAGTGTCAGATGATAGCAGGACTACAAAACTTTACGACATTGCAGATGACCTCCGGTATCAAGGTAAAGCAAATTTTACTATGAGACATTGTGCAGAAAGAATAAAGATATATAAGAGTGAGCAATTCAATTATAAACTGGTGGAAGTAGATATATGAGCACTTTTCCAACATATCAATTAAAATTAACCACAGGTGAAGAATTAATTTGCGAAGTTATGGATTGGGAAAACGAAGATAATAATATTATTATTCGTAATGCTATGGTTATTGAAACAACTATTTTTGAAAATAATGAAAGGGTTTATATGTTTAAACCATGGTTCTTGTATTTAGAAAAACCAACTGACTATATTATACTTGATTCAAAAAGTATAGTGGCGAGTGCACAACCAAATGATTTACTTGCTATTCAATATATCAGCGCAGTATCAGATATGAAAGATCTTTCTGAGGATAGGATTAAAGAGCATAATAAAAGAGAAGCAATTAAACTGAAAAGTATATTAGAAAATCTTATCGAATCAAAAAAAGAACCTAAAGAAAAGAAATCAAAACCAAAGTCAAATATTATTAATTTTGTTCCTCCTGATACTACTTTTCACTAGTATACTGTTCTCCTTACGAGTGAAGCTCTAGGGTAACACATTTGCCTTCTTCTGTCAACCCCTTGACAACATTTATTTTTAGTGTATAATATATCTATTTCACGTGAGAGTAACTATGACTATCAAACCAAAAGACAAACCGCACTACGTAAACAACGCAGATTTTTCCCAAGCAGTTGTGGATTACGTAAAAACTTCTAACGATGCTGTTGCAGCAGGAGAACCAAAACCTGTGGTTACTGATTACATTGCTCGGTGCTTTCTGAAAATTTCAGAAGGTCTTTCACACAAAGCAAACTTCGTTCGCTACACCTATCGTGAAGAGATGGTAATGGATGCAGTAGAGAACTGCTTGAAAGCAATTGAGAACTATAACCTTGAGACTGCTACGCGCACAGGGAAACCCAATGCGTTCGCATACTTCACTCAGATCTCATGGTATGCGTTCCTACGGCGTATTCAGAAGGAGAAGAAGCAACAAGATATCAAGATCAAGTATCTGACTGAATCTGGTATAGAGCAATTGATGACAGAAGAATTTGAGGGCAACCCTGCTGCTCGACAGACTCAAGCATTTGTAGATGATCTACGAAAGCGTATAGACAGTGTAAAAGAAAGTGATAATGCGGTAAAAGACTACGTAAAAAAAGAACGTAAAAAAAGAACTAGGCATGTGGATTCAGACCTCTCTGAATTTTTGGTGGGTTGATTATGAAGGTAGCCATACTAAACGATACGCATGCTGGTGTAAGACAGAGTTCTGAAATCTTTATGGATTATCAGGAAAAATTCTATCGTGATGTTTTCTTTCCGTACCTAGAAGAGCATGGAATAAAAAAGATAGTACATCTTGGAGACTATTATGAAAACCGTACTTCGATTAATTTCAAAGCACTTAATCACAATAGGCGCATATTTCTTGATGAGTTGCGCGTTCGTGGCATACACATGGATATTATTCCAGGTAATCATGATTGTTATTATAAAAACACAAACAACCTAAATGCTTTGAAAGAACTCCTTGGTCACTATATGAACGAGGTAAACATCATAGAAGAACCTACTGTCATGAACTATGATGGTTTGAACTTTGCTTTGATCCCTTGGATCAACAATGAGAATGAAGAGAAAATAAAGTACTTCATCAATACTTGCAAAGCAGATATTCTGGGTGCACACTTAGAACTGTCTGGGTTTGAGATGCAAGCAGGAATACCTTGCCATGATGGTATGGATGCTGGGTTGTTTCGTAGGTTCGACATGGTTCTCTCTGGACACTTTCATACCAAATCTACCATAGGTAATATTCATTATCTTGGGTCTCAGATGGAGTTCATGTGGTCCGATTGTAATGATCGCAAATACTTTCATGTACTTGATACGGATACACGTGAACTGACTTCTGTTGAAAATCCTATCACCATATTTGAAAAGATTTTATACAATGATAAAGAAAAAGACCCTAACCTTATTGACGTAAGAAAACTGGACGATAAGTTTGTCAAAGTTCTTGGACCGAGTAAACTTTCAGAAGGTTCACGGATTACAGATAGCAGAAAACTTTCAAGACTTTGTTGGAACTAATGTTGAGGATTCAAAAATAAGTGTTGACAGCACTGACGAATTGTTGTATAGTTATATCGATGCGGTAGATACTGATCTCAGTAAAGACAAGATCAAGTCTATGGTTCGAGAACTCATGATAGAGGCACAGTCACTAGAGATCGTATGATAAATTTTAATAAAATTCGTTACCGAAACTTTTTATCCACTGGCAACACCTTTACTG